GAAAATTGATACGAGAACACAAACGTAAAGAACTTCTCAGACTACTAAGACTGAAACGATAGTGAGCCCGAGGGAGCTTGGAAACAGAATCCCTCATTTTAACCCGCCATGGAGGATACATTGGCTGAAGAAAAAAAGAATGGTATTGTAGTAAGAGAAGATCATAATGAATTTGAATTGCTACTAAGATTTTTTGGCAATGAAATTATTGCAATTAAATTAGCCGCGTCAAACTTTAATGGCAAACTAATTATGTGGAGTATTGTTTTAATGATGTTTACCTTTATGCTTATGGAAGTATTTGGATTTAGTGCGTGGCTTGGAATACCACAGGTAGAATAAATGTATAGAGTAACTGGATATTTTAGAGATAACAAAGTCACTAGATCATTTACTGATCTTTATGATGCTATTGATTTTAGAGATATAGTTGATGCTCATTATCCTTTAAGTGTAACTTTTGAGAAAGTGATTGATATGAGAGAATTTGTTTACAATAGTTGGAATGTAGTAATGGACCACGAAAAAAATCCATTAAGTGTTATTCCAGATTTTAGTACACGCCATATGATTATGCAAATCCTAGCTTGGATGTGGTGTATTGTATTTGGTATTATTGTTGGTAGTATGTACGCAGGAGTATTCAGTATGGTAATGCATACGCTGATACTGGGTGCGTTAGCTATTACAGTAGGCACATTCGAAACCGCTAAACGCCGACCACAGTATTTTGGTGGATTTGGTCGTGGAGCTGGTGGAGAACACGAATAGGCAAACAGAGGGAAAGCCTGGCAATTACGCCGAACGTACCTCACAAAGGAGAGTCGAGCGGTATAACGCGGTTAAGCCTGTAAACGACGTAAAATTTAAGACGCAGGTGGGAATGATCTGATTGCCCTCATAAGAAAGGATCACAACAAAGGAGAATGCACCTCTCATTTATACGAGAGCTCTGCTTAATTAGACTAAGGTTGGTACCTCAATATACCCGCGTGGAGCCCACGGTTAGCTCCACACCTTAAGCTTAGAAAGGCAGGACATGGTTAAACTTACAGATAATGCTAAAGAGTATTTACTTAAAGTTGGTCAACCTAATGTTGAGTTATCTGTTAAAGGTGGCGGTTGTTCTGGTTTTCAATATGAATGGACTATGTCAGATAAGAAACCTACAATAGGTAATTTGATTATAGATCCAGTAGCTGAGATGTTTATCCTAGGATGTACAATAGACTATGTTACAGAACTAGGTGGATCATATCTTAAAGTCATTAACCCTAACGCTACTGCATCATGTGGGTGTGGTGAGTCGTTCGCAGTATAGGAGTACTTGTGGCCACTAAAGAAGAAAAAGAAATGGAATATGACGAATGGAAAGAAAAATTTGGTCATGAGTGGGAAAAAGAAACTTCTGAAAAAAATGATAAAGATAAAGAATGGCAAGAATATTTACATGAGTTTTTTAGAGGGAGAATGTCTTAATGGATGCAAAAACATTTGGTCAAGTCGAATTGTTTAAACGTGAAATTGCTGAGCTAACTGAAGAAAAGTATGCTTTGATAAAGCGGATAAAAGAGCTTTCTGAGGAAAGAGATGACCTTTTACAGCAGCAAAAACAAAAATAAAATAAACTTTTTTGAAAAAAAATGATAAGCCATTGTTTTTAAAGGAAATTTTTGTGCACTTTTTCCTTTACATTTGGTTTAAACTGTGATATAATATCTATATTATAATGAAAAGGAAGGACTAAATATGAAAATCTTAAAATCCAAAGTCGCAGGTATGACTGATCTTCAATACACTAAACGTTATAACCTTATCAAACAGATTTGTAAAAGGCGTGAACTTGAAGCTGCTCGTGATAAAGAAATGATCAGGGAAGAAAAAGCCCTTAAGCGTCAGCTTAAAAAGGAAGGCTTTTCAAGTGATCAAGAGAATATCAACCAATGGACTGATGGACCACAATATCTTAAAGAACATTATGGTGAGCGTCTTGCCGATCAAACTTCGTATGAGTCTGATGAGGGGTGGAACTAATGTATACTAAAGAACAACAAGCTTGGTTAGATCAGGGCAATAAAATTACTATTTGCTCACCTTATAATAGGAACCCAGATCCAAAGAAAGGTCCGGTTTATTCTAAAAGTCGTGCTCGTTCTGGGTGTTATCTACCACCCGCTCGTAACTTAGATTTCAATTATTCTAAATAGGAACTAGTATGAAACTCTTAGCTAGTCTTACAATTGCAGGTGCTGTAGCTTTTGGCGCAGCATCGCATGCAAATCAATTTGATCAAAAGCAAATTTCATGTATTGCAAATAATATCTATTGGGAAGCACGTAATCAAAATCCTAAAGGTATGATTGCCGTAGGTCTTGTTACTATGAATAGAGTTGCTGATACACGATATCCTAATACTGCTTGTGAAGTAGTTCACCAAGGACCAACAAGACCTTCTTGGAAAAATCGTAGTATTTCTTACCCAGTAAAAAACCGTTGTCAGTTCTCTTGGTACTGTGACGGTAAAGCTGAAAAGGTACCAGAAGCTGATAAAGATGTTTTTGCAATTGCTCGTATGATTGCATTTAAAGTATATCATGCTAGCTCACGTTGGGACTTTACTGATGGTGCAACTCATTACCATGCAGATTACGTTACACCTTCTTGGGCTGCTACTAAAACTAAAACTATTACAATTGGTAATCATATTTTTTATCGTTGGGAGAAAAGTCAATGACACTAGAAAATCAATATGATAGTGTACCTTTACCAAAGACTAAAAAAGAATTAGATGGTGTTGAGTGGGCTAAGTATCATTTGTTTTCTAGAATAGTAGAAGACTTCAATATGATTGAATTAACAGAAGAAGAAAAGATCGTCCAAGGGTGGATGAAAAAGATGGTTGAAAAATATAAAAAGAGGCAATAATATGACTATGCATTTAGTGAGAGGTATGTCTTCCTTAAATACAAAAAGACGCAAAACAAAACGTAAACCTGGCTGGGAAAAAGCACAAGCTGAACATGACAAATGGCTCATGGATAAAGGTTGTCACCCATCTCAACTTAAATCTAAAAAGAAAGAGTTTGTTGAATATGTACCGACCAAACCAGTTTACCGCGATGTCCAGAGCTATCCAAGCCTCAAGACGTCGGACACAATTTGTGCAAACCCAACAGCGAAAAAAGAACCCATGCAATACACTGGAGACCTTATCGTTGGAATCGGACAAATGCACAAATCAAATGCAGTTCCAATCATGCGAGGAACTAAACAAGCCGAAGACATAGCCAAAATGAGGAGGTAATATGGACGAACAATATGCGCTATTTGACGATGTAATCGTTGAACAAAAAATTCTTTTGAAGGAGGTTATTATCAAGTCCTTCGAAGAATATGACAGTACAGGAGAACGTAGAATTCGTACTGAAACTACAACTCTTGTACATTTTCCAGATTGTGGCACACGCCATAATCCAACTAAATCAACATCTGTGGAGTATCTATAATATGAGTGAAGCATATACACGAAGTGAAATGGTTGACATGCTACGTAATGGTGTATGTCAAGTTAAATTTATCAAAGTCAATGGTGAAGAGCGATTGATGCAAGCAACTTTGAAAGAGGATCTAATTCCTGCTGATCAGAAGCCCAAAGATGACACCAATGGTGTTGATGCTACTCTTCAAGTTATTCGCTGTCTTGATACAGAGAAATCTGAATGGCGGTCTTTTAAAGTAGAAAACGTATTGAAGTTCAGCCATTAGGCTGAACTTTTTTCAACTTTTTTCACATGCCATTGTTTTCATTAGTTATTTTTGTGCACTTTTTCCTTTACATTCAGTGTAAACTGAGATATAATATACTTATAAAATGATAAAAGGAAGGAAAATTTTATGATTACTACAAACCAACTTAAGAAGAACTTAATTGCTAACCCATCTAATATCGATAGGATGCTTAGAGTTCTTCCACATTTCATCCAACAGGAAATTGACAGCCCACAAGTTGCAACTCCTAAGATTCTCAAAAGATTAGAAGCTCAGCTTAAAATGGTCAGAGAACTTAAACAAATCAGGAGTGCTTAATGGTATATTGTGATTTCATAGCTGATCAAATAAGAAAAGTCTTATGTTCTGAGGATGCAAATTCTCATGTTGAAAAAGTAGGTATGGTACAATATGACTTGCACCCTACTGAAGGTTACTTCCAATCAACTAAAAAGGTTATTGATGTGGAAGATTTTAATGGTACGAAATATAAAGTAACTGTTGAGGAGGTTATATAATGGCTAGAGTTAATAAAATTACTGGTAGAGCTACTAAAAAGAAAACTGTTCGTGCAAGAGCTCGTACAGGTCTTGCTGGTGTCCCAATGGAAACATGGACTGCATGTCAGTCTTACTTTCATATGGAAGTTGATCGTAAAGACTTTGCAAAAGTAACTAAAGATTGGGTTAAAAAGAACTACTCTAAAGGCGATGCAAAAGCTATCCTTGCTAACCCTGAGTGGAACTTTACAGCTTTCTCTTATATCCCAGCAGCAATTACTTGGATTGATGCAGGTAATAGTTTCTTGGATATGGATCAAAAGTTGCATGGTTATCAAACTTGTGCTAAAAAGAAAATGGATACACTTATTGAGACTGGAAAACAGGTCCTCAAAGAAAAAGCTGAAGCGGTGCAGGAAAAATCAAATGTGATTGTTCTTACACCACAGCAAAAACTATTTCGTAAGACACAAGCTACTATTATGACAGACTTGGATGAACTAGAAGATCAATGGATTGAAGGCGAAAATACTACGCTTGATGTCTATAATCGTTTTAGATTTCATGCTCTTACTGGGTCATCAATTGAATTGCCTAAGAAGCAAATTGAAGGATGGCTACTAGATTATTCAGATGCTTACCACAAGCGGTGTGAACAGGCTGTTGAAGGTTATTCACACCTTGAAAGAAAAGAGCTTAAGCGACGAATAAAAGCTTGTGAAGACATGCTACTCGATCTTGAAAAAGTCAAAGCATCTTCAAAAGCAACTCGTAAAACTCGAACTCCAAAAGTTAAGACAGCAGAAAAGCAAGTGGTTAAACTGCAGTATCTTAAGGAGTCGAGTGAGTATAAACTAACGTCAATTTTACCAACGAGTATTCCAGGATCTATGAGACTCTTTACCTTTAATGTAAAGAACAAAGAGTTTACTGAATTGGTTTGTCAGTCACCTAATGGATTTGAGGTGAGTGGATCTACAATCAAAAATGTAGATATTGAAAGCTCTCGTAAAGTAAAACTACGTAAACCAGATGAGTTCCTTCCAACAGCTCTTAGTGGTTCGCCCAAGCAACTAGATACAGCTTGGAAAAAGCTTACCACTAAGACTGGAACTCCTAATGCTCGTATCAATAAAGATACCGTACTCATTAAGGTAAGTATTAAATGAGTTCGGATGAGTGGACAAAACCAGACCTTGAGGCATTTATTATTACAATGTTTGCCTCAATGTGTCTAGGATTTCTTTCTGCTTCATTTGGAGTTACAATGATAATTGGCTTATGTGTTTATGTAGGCCTTAGACTATTACAGGGAATGCGATGATTGAAGAAATTA